GAGTACTTTAACTGATATTCGCCCTGGTAACGCATGGCCTGATAGTTGCTTTTTCCCGGCATGGTAAACATCCGGCGACATTGTCCGCCGGCAGCCTTAAAGTCTTCGTTGACTATCCGGTGTACCGCCGGGGAATTGCCGGCTTCCCGTACCCATATCTCGGACAAAACACCATAACGCCTGTTTCGCGCGCTCAGCGCAGTCACAGGTGCACGGTCATGGATCACACTGCTCACATCGTCCGGCCAGCGCCCTAGAATCAAATTGCCTTGCCGGTCAAAGTGGGGGGTCACGCCGCCGTGATAACGGACAAACTGGTACAGGACCGACCACTCGCTGCAGCCGTGGGCCACACCGAAGCGTTCCACGGCGGGGAAAGGCTCCGCCTGAGTTACCTGAATTCCGTAAGGCTGCACATGCTCTTTCAGGATATCCTGAATTGTAGCAACGTCGTAATCCATGCCTACGGCCTCATTGTCCAGCAGCAGGGCGGCCAAGCCCCGCCCGTTCACTTCAAGACGGCAACCCTGTGCTGACCAGGAGACTTCGCTCTCGTCCACCACGCCGGTGAACACAAGCTCATTCTCATGAAAGGCCTCAAACCTGGCCACGTTTGCCAACAGAGGGTCGTCTGTATTATCCCACAGGCAAACCACGCGAAAGCTGTCACACGGTGTTCCACAGCCATATTCCAGTTCCCACTCCAACAGTTCCGGCAGTTTTCTGCGTGTTCTATCGCCCATGATCAGATATGCCGTCACTGTACGCGCACCTCCTGACCCACCCGGATCAGGTTGGGGTTTTTGATCTGGGGATTGAGTTGCAGTAGTTTTTCTACCGTTGTTTTATATTTTTTGGATATGCCCCACAAAGTGTCACCCTTTACCACGGAATAAACCAGCTTTTTTCCTACGCCTGCCTGTGAGGGCTGTTCCGCTTGTACAGGCTTTTCCACAGAGTTGCTGTAATACTCCAAATCCTCCCAGAACACAAAGGAATAGCTCACATAGTCGGGCCGGGGTTCCTGACGCAGGGACAGTTCAACGAAGAAGGCGTTGGCGGCCTGCCATAGGGGGTGGATCAGCGGGCCGGAACCCTGACTGTAAAAGACATTGGCCAGGGCACCGAACTGGGCGTAGGCATCCGGACCGACGAATTCACCTTCCCCCCGCATGACCCGGTGTCCCCGGCCAAGATCCTGCAGATGGTATAACCCGTAAGGAACCTTGTTTTCTGCCATCCTGCGTTCGTAGTCAATGGTGTATACTCTGGGATTGTGGGGCCATGTAAAGTCCTTGTATCTCATCGGGCTTAAATTCAAAGACTTTCAACCTCCTTTTCTTACAGTATCCGCAGAGGGCCGTCATATCTGCGGGCATCCCGTGCAAAGGCCGCATCCACCAGCTGGGCAAAGTCCGGGACGATGTTGTCCTGCTTGCCCAAACTGTAAGAGTGTCTGCCTGTCTGCCCGGCAGTTCCCAAGCTGTTCCCAACCGAACGGACGGCCCTCGCCTGCCATAGGCGGGCTGCTGAGTATGTGCGTCTGGACCTATCCCACAGGGACTGAGTGGGGGGCTCTGACACGCTTTCTGCACCCAAAGCGGTGGGGACAACATCAAAAGAAAACGGTTCGGAACCGTGCAAAGATACCTCAGCTGCCCGTTGGTTGACGGGAAAAAACTGTGGAGCAAAAGCCGTTGGAGCAGAGATACCGGACAGTTCTGCCTCCGGGAACCGGTTCTCCTGCTGACCGCTCTGCAGCTGTACCGGCTTGTGGGTTGACTGGAGCAGCACCTGCGATTCTTCTTCCTCCGTCTGCTGTTCCAGCAGTTCCTCAAGAAAATCAGTCAACCGGCTCACCCCGCTTTAAGGACGAAAAGCGAGTCTGATCGAAGCTTGCGTTGACACAGCCCTCTGCCTGGGCCAGCGGCACGCCGCATGCCGCGCAGCGCTCCTCCATAGCCCGTTCCCGGCAGGTCGGACAAAGACCGGCCAGTTCTTCCTCGTCATCCAGCATAAGATTCAATGCACACCACAGAAAATCCCGTGCAGTCATCGCTCGGACGCGATCTTCCGTGGGCAGGGCTGAAAAGGATCGCAGCACGCGCCAGTACAGCCGCTCTTCCCGGGCGTGCTCCAGACGTTTTTTAACTCGTTCACCTGCTCATCTCCGGCATTGAGACCGGGATTGACCTGCGCATTGAACTGAGACCACCGTCCGGCGAGGGTCCCGATTTCTTCTGCCGTCATCTGCTCCAGAACCTGATTTCCGTCCCGAAACGCAGGACGGCCATCCCGGACCACAGCCCGCGCAAGCAGGCAGGCGTTGGAGCACAGGGCACGTTCCTGACCGTCCCGCGCCAGCCACTGGGCCTCCCGTCTGGCCTCCAATACCTCCATGGCACTAAGCAGTCGGAGGTGCCTGCCGTCCTCCAATTCCAGTTCGGAGGGACCGCCCAAAAGACCACTGTACATGGTTACACCTCCATCTCAATGCGCTTGGCTGCAACCACGGTGACCTTCTCCATCACCATATTGCCAAGCCCGGCATCCTCACTGATGGCGCTCCACTGACAGTTGGAATAAATGATCCTGCGGTCAGGCTTGCAGATCACCAGAGAGAAGTCCTCCAGAGAATAGAAATCGATCCCATCCCGAATTGCGTTGTCTGTTGCGTAAAGTCGGGACAGTTCCAGCACGTGTTTTACCGGGCCGGCAACCGTGGCCACAGGTTCTTTTTCGCCAAAGGCCTCTACCTGCGTGCTGGTTTTGGTTGCCTTGGCGGTATAGCTCTGTACTACGGCTACTTTCGTGCCGTTTACTTCCAGATAAATATCACTGCTGGTAGGAAATCCGGTAATCGTCATACATATCCCTCCTTACACCGTAATGTGGGCGCTCAACCAAATCTGGTTGATGCCGTGGGTGACCGTAAAGGAAAAATCCACCAGACACCGGGTGGGGTCTTCCTCGTCCGCGCGTACACGCACCTGTTCATATCCGGTAATGATCTCACGGGCCAGCTTGTTCTCCAGCTCCAGCACGACCTGAGAACGGATTGCCCCCCGGCTCTGGGCTGTATTTTTAGCCCGGCGAAACCGGCTTTTCAGAGCGTTTCGGATGGCAGGAATCACGTCGTCCACGACCAGAATGGCACACAGATCTCTCCAAGTGCGGTCTGCAGCGCCGTTTGTGGAAGTGCGGGTGGTCACGCCGCGCACTACGCTCACAATACCGCCGGCCGACTCCACCGCAGTTACGCCGCCACGGATCAGCACATCCAGTTCTTCCTCGCGCAGCTGCTGATTCAATCCGTTCAGCCCTGTCAGCTGCGCACCGCCCAGAGGGACGGCGGGGTCTGTTTCGCCCGCAATAGCGCCGGCCACAGCAGCTGCTACCTGTACTCCGTCCATAGCCGTACCATCGGAACTGATACATCCGGGTGCCGTCAGTACCACACGTTCACTGTTTAAATTTTCGGCGCGTTCCACCAACTCGGTTACGGTATTGTTTGCTGTGCCCGCCACCACGGCAATGCGCTCGCACTGCACCTGGGATGCAGCATGTACGCTGTCGCGCAGGGCCTGTTGTACATCCAGCTGTGTGCTGTCGCACATGACAACAGCCAGGTTCTGCACCGACTCCATGCGCGTAAAAACCGTCTGATAATCGCTCAGAGCGGCTCCGGTCACAGGAAATACCATCACCTGTGCCGCACCGTTCTGAAGCAGAAGCTTACACAGCTGTGCTGCGCTGTTTCCGGTTGCGGAACCAAAGGCGGCGACCGCATCCTGATAGGTGTTGATGGCCCACACAGTCTTTTCGGACTGCTCCAGCCTGACGGCCAGCCCGACATTTTTCTTCCCTGCGCTTCCGCTTACCGCAGAGGAGGCGGCATAGGAGGAATATACTCCCGGCCGCTCATGTACTGTGATGCTCATGTGTTTATGTCTCCTCTCAAAGTGAAGTCCAGGAAGGTGCCGGCCTCTGCTCCCTGCATGCAAAGCCAACCCGCGCACTCAAGATGGCAGCGCAGTCTCAGCAAACCGTCCTTCCCGTCATATTCCATTTCTTCGCTGTTCAGTTCCTGCACGCTCAGGGCAATGGGCTTTTCCTTCTGCAGGACCAGCAGCATACGGTCAAAAAGCTCCCGGCAGGCCTGCGCCCCGGTTTCGGGCAGAGCCAGAATGTCCAGCAGAAAACTCAAATGTACGCTGTGTCCGTACAGTTCTGTTTCCTGCCCGGTGGTCTCATCTACCCATTGGCCCAGATAATTCTGCATCCCCGCCGGAGCACAGGACATCTTCTCCAAAGAAATGAGAACAATCGGGTTGCCGGTATCCGTTCTGGCGCTGTCCGGCCATGAGGCCATGGCCTCTATGTCTCTCTCACGAAAGAATTCAGCTAAACGCTCCTGCACTGTATCTGCCCTCACTCAACCACCTCCCGGGCTTTGTGTGTCAGTACCGCCCAGCGGTAGATTGGCTGTGCCCCCGCGTGAACAAGGTGCGTGCTCTGCACCCGCAGGAGCAGAGGCCCAACCTTTATCCTGCTGGCTTTGTCCAGTCGAACCTCAGGCGGGCCGAGATACACAAAGCGGTCCTGACAGGACTGACCCAGGGGAGAGGGAACGGATTGCTCCGTTCCCTTCTCCCGCATGGGCTGAAAAAACGCGCGGATACCCATGCCCTGCGGCGATGCCTGTGTATATACTGTCATATCCTGACCATATCGGGTCAGAATACGGGAGAAACTTCCCTGTGTCAATGTCTTCACACTCCATAGAACAAAAACCGCTGATCCTTTGTCCAGGCAGACATCAGCTGCTTTGCCTGATTACGCAGCAGCTTTACCTTTTCTTCCGCATTTCCTTTCTGAACGGTCACATCGCCCGCCCGAAAGGACTCTGCCTGCCCGGCTTCCCGGCTTATCTCCAAGCCTGCCAATGCAAGCCAGGCCCCGGCCAGAGTAAAGGCTTCCGCACAGTCACCGGGGCAAACATCGTCCCGCAGGGCTGCAGTCAATTCTGCCTGGGCTGCAGTACACAGAGTTGCCAGAAGCTCCTCTTCCTCTTCAGCGGTCTGGCCCAATGTGCGGGCCAGTTCCATTATGCGCTGTGTCATCACACGCTCAGCACCTTGGAAGCATCGGGGAACAGCTTGGCAAAGCCGCTGATGCTGGTGATGGCGGCGCGCTCCAGCTGACGGTCGATCAGCTTGTCGT